TTATCTTACGTTGTACCCTTGAGGCACCTTTTGCTGCTGCACCCGGGTCATGGATCTGTTGAGGACGATATAATAGTTCTCCCCATAGTTTCCGGCGACATCGTGGTGAATGGCGTCGTAACCAGCAAGGGCAGCATGCAGGCCCAGATACCTCACCTCTCTCCCGTGTGAGGACATGCCCACTCGTTGGTCGGTGGCATTCTTAAACGCAGCTGGTGCCTTGATGCGGCCGCCGCCAGCTTTGGTGATATTTCCTCCCCAACCCATCGTCCCGTTGAATGCAGTGAGCAACTCGCTCATCTTAATCACTTTAGCCTCCTTCTTGAGGGCCATACGCAGGTAAGGCCCAGGACCGTACCGGCCACGAGAGGTGGCATTAGCGCGCCCCTTCGATGCGTCCGCATATGTCCCATCCCCAAACATACCAAAGCCCGGGTAATGATCTCCTGAGATGTACTCATTGAGAAGCTGCTCTGACGATCTTCCAGAGATGGCTTTGACCCCCCGGAGCATTTCAATGTCGCCCCCGGCTATGAACTGATCCATCTCTGCGGGCGTCTGAAGGGACGGTTTAGCATTGTACCCACGCGACTGTTGGATCGCATGGAGTACCGTAGATCCCGGGTGATCGCCGGCAGCCAGCTTTTGGCGCCTATACTCCTCCACACGCGAGGCAACGCCCTCCAATATCTTGTCCACAGCTTTCATAGGCGTGGTCAGCTTGATAGGCGTGACTACACCCAGGGCCGAGGTGTCGTCGCTGCGCAGTTTGTTCGTCCCCCGCACCACTGCGCTCGGTGTGCTCCCCAAGTCCCGTGCGGCCTCTGCACTCATCAGCTCCATCCGCTCCGTTTCAGGCGGGTTGCCCGGCGTGTTCTTGATGGGAGCCACATCCCAAGGTGCTCCGCCTACCCGCTTTGCGCGGTAAACGCGGTATGGCCGCGACCCTGCCCCCGTTCCGTAATTGGTGTCGTAGAAATCTCCCGCATGCCCAGTGATCTCAATCTGCAGTCCGGTTTCCTCATATGCTTCCTTGATTGCGTTCTGCTGGAGGGTCAGCCCCTTTTCCACCGTACCAGAGGGTAGCGAGTACTCCCTGGAACCGAAGGCGTTGGTAGGCTTGCACATCCACACACTGCCATCCGGCTCCTCGATGATGACGCCCACACGGTCAATCTTTACGCCTCGAAGAGGAGGAGTCTCGGGGATCGCATCCCTGACCCGCTCGTAAAACGTCCTATCGGTTACGGGCTTAAGATCAATCCCATGCAGAGACTCACCCGGCACTGGCTTGTTGGCGTCCCATGCTCGCCGCGCCGTGTCTGGGCGGCCATTGTGCGGCTGACCAGGAACTGTAACCGGGGCAACGGGCTGAGCCGGCGCCGCCAACCGAGTAGCAGGCTGAGTAGCGGGCTGAGGCTGAGCCGGCGCCGCCAACCGAGTAGCAGGCTGAGCCGGTGCCGCCACCCGAATAGCGAACTGAGGCTGAGCCGGCGCGGCCACTGGGGCAGCGCCCTGCCCCAACTGCTGGGGCGTCATCGCTGCCACGGAGGTGGCCACGGCCTGGCGGGTTTTGCCACTGGCTAGCGGGGCGCTGGCGCCGGAGGCCCGATGGGTGGTGGCCACCCACGTGGTACCGACACGGCTGATGGTAACGGGCGTACCGTGGTGGGTGGCGGTGTAGACGCCAGCGCTTTGCTTGCTCATGGGGAGGCCGGCGGTGCTGGCGCCGGCGGGCTTGCCGGCGGCAGCGGCACGGGTGGCGGTACCCCCCCCCGTCCGGGCCGCCGGCAGCACGCAATCCTTCCAGGCGGCAACGCAGCTGCTGCCACACTGTTTGCCTTTGCGGCAGTTGATGTTATCCACCAGCAGGTCCACCACGGGCGCGCCGGCATCAAAGGCCTCGGCCAGGGCCGGGCTGGAGGAGAGGGCCAGCGCATTGCCCAGCAGCCAGCCGTTGCGGGCCTCGCCCGCGATGTTGCGGGCCAGAATCTGGGCATGGGTTCGGGAGTACTCCCGCGCGACGTTAGCCAGGCTGCCCCGGGTGCGCAGTCCAAACTGCACGTCCTCCAGTGCGGCATCCACGCTTTGCAACGTGGCGGCCAGCAGCATGCGGGCGGCCAGCAGGGCCTCCGCACCCACGGCCTGGGCCTGGTCCTCTGCGGGGGCGTTGATGTTGATCGTCATGGCGTCGTTTATCCCTTTTTTGATGAGCCGCAGCCCCTGGCACACGGCATGTTGTCGGCTCTCCACTGCTCCAGCCTCGCGGCCTCCTGCACCGCCGCCGTTGTCGGCAGGCGCTCGGCGGTAAAGCCGTGGGGGCAGTCCCATTCCGCCTCCGGCATCTGGCCGATGCGCGCCAGGCTCTCGCGCCAGGCGCGGCTAGTGCGGCAGGCGTGACAATGCAGGCGCAGGCGGCAATGGAGGCTGCGCAGAAAGCGGGGGGTTGCAGGAGGGCGCGAAGGGTTCATTCCTCCGTCTCCTCGGTGACAGTCACCGTCACGGTACCTCCGTAGGCGATACGCACGCCGCCGAAGCCGCTGCCATCGCCGCAGGAAGCCTCCGTAGGCGCATCTCCGATGAAAGGGGTGCTGAGTCCGCGATGTCCGAGCGCCATAAAAGCCACGACATCTCCGCTCAGGTCGATCACGAGCTCGTAGTTGCCTCCCAGGCAGGAGAGAGACAGCGTCCAGGTGCCAGTCGATCCCTGCCACGAACGAATCCCTCCGCCTGGATCAAGGGCGACCTCCAGATGGTACGTCCCGTTCGGGTCAGGCAGGTAGGGCGCCACTTCCGGGCATAGCGTAATCCCCGACACAACCGCAGTCAGCGGTACCGCGGGCGCGCAGCCGCAGCATACGTCGGCACCGCAGTCAGGGCAGCAATGCTCCCCTCGCCCCAGGTTGGAGAACCAGCCGGACATTTAGACCTCCCCCTCAATGGGGTCGCTCATCAGCACCCACACGTATTTTGCCGGCGCGTCCGACGGCTCGCCGGCCACGCACCACTTGGCCTTGCGCAGCTTGATGTCCACGCCCTTGTCCGTGTCGGTAATGTCGTCCAGGGAAAGGGAGATCGCCTTTTTGGGCAGGCCCTCCTTGCCATTCCAGAGCAGCTGGTAGGCGCCCGTGGCTGTCGTCACCACAGTGATGGTGGGGATCTCTTCGCCCGCGCCCGGACCTTTCTGTTCGCTCTTGAGCTCGGTGGAGCTGGCCGTGGTGGTGGTGGCGGCGCCGTCCTTGTGCTGCACGCCCAGTTTGGGGTTGGGATCCTCCTTGGTGCCCAGGTCAAAGGTGATCTTGCTTTCCTTGTTTTCCTCGTTGTCGCTGGGGCTGCTGAGGGCCTGCTGGATGATGGAGCCGCCCAGGTTGGCCCCGCGCTGGATGGCGGTGCCGGTAGGCCCGTCGGTCTGCACGGCCTCCGAGGGTTCGCCCCCTTCGCGTTCCGCCGCCCGGGTGCTCACCCGTCGGCCGTTGGTCACCCGCATCAGCTCCAAAAGGTCCTGCGTCCCCAGGTGCTCGGGGGCGCCAAAACCCACCTCCGTGGTGCCTCTAAACACATCCTCGCGCACCTGCTGCACCTGGGCGCCCATCGTGGCCCAGTCCGCGTGCCCGCCGGCAATGTTCAGCTTCATCCCGGGCCGCACGGCGCTGCTGCATTCCGGCTCCCAGAGGGTGATGCTGCCGTCGTAGTGCAGCACGCTCATCACGTCGTAGAGCTGCTGCGCCAGGTTGGGCGGCGCCTGCTCGGCCTCCGTGGCAGAGCTGGTGCGCGAGTAGGTTTTATCGCTCAGCTCTGTGCCCATCAGTTGTATAGAGATGGGACTGAACTCATGCTTGTATTCAGATGCTCCACTCTTATCCAGGCCGGAGAAAACAGTGAAGACTTCTACCTCGTAGGTCTGGGCCTGGGTTTCCCAGGATGGGATTGCCCCACCCTTGAGCTCTCGGGGCAACCCAGGGCCTCCTCCGACCTTCTTGATGCCGGTGAGATTAGCTTTTTGAGGATGCCCCATGACAAGTCCCACAACGCTGTTCAGCTCCGGTTTGTGTGCCCGCCACCAATCCTCACTGCTGATATCAATAAACGGCGCCACCACGCGCTGGCGCTGGATGGACTTGGTGCCGCCGCCCAGCTCCAGGGTGCAGATCATGGCGCCGAACTCGGTGCCGGTGGCTTCGGGCGGGGCTTTTTGCACGTCCACGCTGGTGTAGCTGTAGCCGTCGATTGAGTTGACCCGCTCGATGTGGATCACCACGGCCGGCACGATCAGGTCGTGGCGCGGGGTAATCTGCAGGTCAATGGGGCCCACGCGCACGCCGCCGCTGCCGGGCAGCAGGGTGCCGCCCAGCGTCTGCGTTACCGCGGGCATGTTGTCCCGGCTGGTCACGTGCAGGGTGGGCGGGGTGGTCGCGTAGTCAAACCACACCACGGCGTTGGGCGTCCACCGCATCATGTTGCGGATCACCTCGGCGCACGGCATGTCGCGCACCTCGTTATAAGGCGCGTACACGGCCGGCTCAATGGTCCCTTTCTGGATCGGGCAGCCCCGCGCGATGAGCAGGTCCACCACCTCGCCGATTTGCTCGCCCGTAGTCATGCGCGGGCCGTTGAGGCGCTGGCACAGCACGGCGCGGGTCACCAGGCGCTCGGTGGGCTCCGCCTCGGGGTTCTCCGGGTCGCGGTATTTCCAGTTCTGCTCAAAAATCTTGCGCTGCGCATACCACCACGGCCCTTCCAGCCGGTACTCCATGCCCTCGGCCGGGCCGCTGGCCTGGCGCGGGTTGGTCACCACCACGCCGTAAAACCACTGCACGCCGTCACGGTAAATCGCGCACACCTGGCCGTACGCCCACGGGGCCGGGTCGTCGACCAGCGCCCCGTCAATGGCTATGTCCACCACGTCGGCCTGCAGGTTGTTGAGGCTGCGGGTGAGAGAGGAGATACCCCACCCCGCCAGCGTGCGTGTGCGCGCGGCCGGGTTGGGCTGCCCGGGTTGGTACGTCAGTGTCCAGTTTGTCGCCATTAGGGTTGTCTTGGTTGTCTTGTCTGTCTTTAACCGGCACCCTGCCGGTTAGCTGCATTGGCCGCCTTCACGCGCGCCAGCTCCGCCTCAAAGGCCTTGATCTGCGGGGTCTTGGCCGCGCCCATCGATTTGAGCAGCTTGGTCAGCTCCATCAGGGCATTGCCCAGCCCCTCGAGCTCCTCTTTGGCCGCGCCATCCTTGAGCACGTCGGTTGCCTCCCGTATCGCGGACATCACGGAGGCAATAGGGGTGCCGCTTTTGCCTTTGGTGGCGGCCGTCAGTGCCTCGCTCATCTGGATCAGGGTGCCGGCATCCCCTCCGGCCGCCTGCTTGGCGGCGTGGTTGGCACGCAGCTGCTCCTCTTCCTGGGCGCTCTGGGCCGGGCTGGCGGCCGCCTGCTGTTCCATACCGCTCAGCTCGCGCCTGGCCCGCTCGCGCCGGTTGCCCAGGCGCGCGGCGGCCGCCTGCCGCTTCAGCAACGGGGCGGAGGTATCGCGCAGCGTGGCCGCGTCCTCGGCCTCGTTGCCCTCGCCCGTGCGCTCCAGTTCGGCGCGCACCTGCGGGTCCTGGTGCAGGTCGGCCCGGTTAATCTGGGCGTTGCCGGTCACGGTCGGGTCGTTGAGGGCGATGTTCGCGTCCCCAATGGTGCGCTGCAGCGTGCCCTTGCGCACCTCCCGCGCCCGCGTCCTGTCTTCCACCTCGCGCTGGATGCGCAGGGTCTCGCGCGCCTTGTCGCCCCCCGCCTTGTCGGTAGCGTACCGGCGGTTGACCTCTTCATCCTCCAGAGTGCGCAGCCGGGCGCTGAGCCCGCCACGGTCCGCACCGCTCAGCGTAGGGTCCTTGAGCTGCGCCTGGATCTTTTGGCGCTCCGCCGCCGCATCACGCTCCGCTACGGAGGCGTCGGCCGTGCGCTGGGTCTGCTGCACGGTATCGGCGGCGGCTTTCTGGGCCGCCTGGTTGCCCGCGGCCGTGGTACGCTCCCGGCCCTGGGCGTTCATCACGGTTTCGCCCGCGGCTTTCGCCTCGTCCCGGCGGATGGCCTCGCGGCCGTTGTATTGCTGCGTGGCGGTGTCCGCCTGGGTCTGGGCTGCGGTGTAGTCGCGGGCGGTGGCCTTGGCGGCGCCCAGCTTCGCCTCATCGTCGGTGGCCACCTGCTTCAAGTTGTCCTCCCAGGCCTTGCGTGCCCCCGGGGAAGCCATGGGGCTGGGCATGGGGGCAATGCGCCCTTCCTGCAGCATCGTCGCCTGCCATTGCTCGTCCTGCGACTGCGCATACTCCAGCGCCTGCTTCGCGTTGCCCTGGGCCATGTACATCGCAAACATCGCGCTCTTGTGCATGTCCCCGCCCGCCTGCAGCTTCCCCTCCCGGGCGCGGGCCAGCGTGCCCGCTATTTGATCATACGTGCGGGGGCCGCCCGTCTTGAGTGTCTCCTTGGCGGCTCGGTACTTGGCGGCCTGGTCGGTCGTCAGGATGCCGTCGCCCTGCTCCACTTCACGCACCAGCAGCTCCTCATCGCTGGCGTAGCCCAGCTCTTTGGCCTGCTGCTGCGCGTTGTCCAGGTTCCCTTTGGCCGTGGTGGCCGCCCCCTGCAGGCGCTGGAGATTGGCGGCCTCGGCCTCGTGCTGTTTCACCAGCCTGTCGCGCGCGTCTTCGGCCTCTTTGGTCTGCGCTTTGGCTTTGGTTTCCTCCAGCTGGCCTCGCAGCTCGCCGCGTTGCTGGGCGTACCGGGCGCTGATGGCCGCCTGCTGCTCGCGCGTGTCGCCCCGGTCGCGGGCCTGGCGCAGCTCGGCGGCCTCGTCCGCGTCCAGCTTCTGGATTTTGGCGGCCGTCTCCACCTCGGCCCCCTCCAGTTGGGCGGCGCGCAGCCTCTCGATGGCCGCCGTGGCATCGTCCGAGGCCTTGCGCAGCCTCTCCAGCTCGGTCAGGGGCGTTTCCATCGTGGTGTCTTTGGCCACCTCCACCAGCTTCACCAGGCCCGTCTGCGCGTCCACCAGCGCCTCCGTTACCTTAGCGATGGGCGGCGCCGCCTGCTGGGCGGAGGATCCGGCGCTGTCGAGATTGCCCGAGGTAATGCCCATCACCTTGTTGAGCCCGCCCAACACGTTCGAGAGGCCCACGGCCGCGCGCGTGAGCACGTCAAAAATCGGCTTGGTGACCACGCCGGCAAACTGGGTAAACGAGTCATAGGCGTTACTCATCGCCACGCTCATCGTCTGGCTGGCCCGCTCGCTGGCCTGGCCAAACGCCGCCGTCTTCTCCATCAAAAACTCGTACAGCCGGCCCTGCTGGCGGGCCAGCTCGATGTCCTGGCGGCGGATGTTGAGCATGCGCGCGGCGGCCGCATCCTCGGTAATGTTGCCGGTCAACAGCGCCCGCGTCTCCTGGGTAATCTGCTCGGTCACAATGCCCAGGCCGGCCAGCGTCTGGCTCATGCGGGTGACAACCTCCACCTGCTGCGTGACGCTCATGCCGGCCTGGGCGGCCGCGCCGGCCACGGCCTGGTAACTGCTCACCAGCTGCTGGAGCGTGGCCGGGCTTTCCGCCGCCTTGACCTTGAGCAGCTCCAGCGCCTGCGCCGCCATGCCCATCGCCTGAGAGAACGAGCCGATGCGGCCGGACTTGTCAAACTGCAAAAACACGCTGGCCAAGCCAATCTGGCTGGTCTCCAGCACCTGGTTAAAGGTCAGGCCTTGGGCAGCCATGGCGGCCATGGATGCGCCCACGGCGGTGATCGGGTTGGCCAGCAGGCTGATGGCGGACGCCGCGCCCGGCACCTGCTGGGCCACGTTCACCAGGTCGTCGCCAAACCGCGCCAGCATGCCGCCTTTCCCGCCGCCGCCACCTCCGCCGTCCCCTTTGTTGAGGTCGGAAATGCGCACCTTGACCAGCTGCATCTGGTCGATCAGGGCGTCGACGGTCTGCCCCGCGTCCACGCCGCTCTGGATGGCATCCTGCAGGTAGGCGTCCAGCAGGCGCAGCTGCCCCACATCGAGCTGGCCGATGGTATCGTTAAATTCCTTCTGCTGGCGCTGCGCCGCCAGAATCTGGTCGGTAAAATGCTTTGCAGCCTTACCGGCATCCTGCAGCTCCGCAATCGTCTGCTTCGCGCCCGTGCCCTCGTTGGTCACGCGCACGGCGATGTCGTAGTAGGATTTGGGGGCGGCCATGGGACGAGGAGGAAAGCAGCAGCGTTAAGGCGTTAAGGCGCCGGCGGGAAACGCATGATGTGCCCGGCACGGCCCAGCTTGGCCAGAGTGCGGATAGCGGTGGGGCGATCGGGGAACTGGTGGGTGGTGCTGGTGCCGATGTGCGTGGCGACGACAGGTGCGCGCGGGGCAAACTCGGGGTCCTCGGGGTCGGCCTGGTGCAGACGTTCCTCCAGGTCCAGCTGCGTGGCGGCGGCAACGTAAAACACCCAGTCCGATCCGTCCGGATTGGCCCGGAAAGTAATGCCGTCCACCGTGATGCCGGCCGCGCGCACGGCCTCGCCCTGGGCGCGCTGGTCAGCCTCGGCCTGCTGAGCGGCGGCCACGGCGGCGGGATAGTCTACCGTCAGGATGGTATTACCGGCGGCGACTTGCTCCGGGGTGGTCTCGGGCTGGTACACAATGGAGAGGGTGTCCGCGCCGGGGCCGGGGGTCGCGACGATGCCGGCGAAGGGGATCGCCGCGGCGTTAAGCAGGGCTGTGAGGATGGATGCGCTCATGTTATCGCTCGGTGAAGACGACCATGCCGGTCTGGTGAATGGTGCTGCCGGAGTCGCCGCGCCAGTTGGTGGTGCCGACGGCGTTGGAGATCTCCAGCCGGCGGATGGAGTGGAAGCCGACACCAGGGTAGCCGCTGTACTCGGCCGGCACCACGGCGCCGCTGGTGGAGACGAACCCGCCGTACAACTGCGCGCTGTTGGTCGAGCTGCTGTCGATACCAATGCCGGCCGCTACCGTGGTGAGGCTGCTGGCGTTGTACACGATGCTGTGCACTCGCGCCCGCACCAGCCCCAGGCCGAGCCCGTCGACATACTCCACGCGGCTGGTGCCGGCCGTGGAGGCGCCGTTGGCTTCGCGCCAGGTGGCGGTGGTGTAATCCCAGTTGTCGGTCGCGTCGGTGGCCCGCAGGGTCGCCTCCACGCGGTTGTACATGTTCCACACCAGGCGGCGGCTGGCGGAGTCCTCCAGGTAGCCGGAGGCATTCATGCGCACCGTGCCCAGGTAGCGGCGGCTGGCGTCCCCGCTTTTGACGTGGACACCGTTGAGCGTGGTGAGGGCGGTGGCGCGCGTGGTGTCGTTGGTCCAGGCGGTGCGCTCCAGGGCGATGGCGCCCGAGCTGATATAGCCGAAGATATCGTAGTTGGTGTTGGCGCTGGTGCCGGTGCTCATGCTCAGCGCCACATAACCGGGGCTGGAGGGGATGGAGAGCGTCTGCCAGGCGGAGCCGTCATAGAGCGACAGGCGATCGCCCCGGAACGGCACCAGGTAGAGCGTCTGCTGCACGCCGGTCAGGTCCGCCGTCGGTACCGCGTCCGTGCTGGCGCTGATACGCACCTCCGCAATGCTGGGCGCGGAGCCCGCAGCCGCCCAGCGCATGCCGGTGCTCTGCGAGCTGTCCGCCGTGAGCACATACCCGTTGGTGCCCACCGCGAGCTTGGCCACCGTATTGCTGCCGGTGCCGATGATGATATCGCCCTTGGCGATGGAGGCCACGCCAATGATGGCGCGCCCCGTGGGCGTCAGGTCGGTCGTCGCCGCGCTGGTGGAGGAGTCGAAAAACGCCACCTTGTCCGTGGCCGCCGTGACGTTGATGAGGTAGCGGCCGCCCGCGCTGATGGAGGTGGTCGCAGCTGTCGAGGTACCATCGAAATAGACGACGGCGTTGGCGCTGGCCGTAACGCCCACCAGCGAGCGGCCGCCCACGGTGATGCTGGTCGTCGCGTAGGTGTCGCTGCCCGTGGTATAGAGCATCTGATTGGCCGACGTGGAGAGCCCCGCGAGGGACGTGAGCCCCGCGTCCAGCGGCTGGCCGTCGCTGATGCCGTAGCCGCCCAGCGTCGTGGGCTTGCTGGCCAACGAGGAGAACGAGAGCGTAGCCACGGTGATGGTACCGCCGGAGCTGCTCTGCTGCAGCACCATGCCCGCGCCGCCCGTAGCCGTAAGATCGATGCCCACGCCGCCGTTGGCCTTGGGCAGGATGCCGGAGACATCCGCCGTCAGCGAGATGCTGCCCAGTGTCCACGTCTCCGCGCCCGTGCGGTGCGGGATGCCGGTGCCGCTCAGGGCCTCCAGGGCCGCCAGGTCATGCGCCGGCGCGATGGTGATGGAGCCGGATGCGGTGATCGGCCCTCCGGAGGCGGACAGCCCCGTGGACGGCGTGATGTCGATACTGGTGACCGTGCCGGTGGAGGCGCCCGGCGTGATCCACGCGCCGATCAGGTTGGTGTCGAACGCGTACACTTTGCCCGGCGCCGGCGCGTTGGTGGCATTGAGCGCCCAGGGGCTGACCATGTTGGTGACCGCCACCGCGTTGGCCGGCCCGACAAACTGCCCGGCGGTGACCGTATTGGACGCCGTGACGCTGTGCAGGTTGGTGATGCTGTTGCCGCCCCAGTTGGCGTCGGCGCGCACCATGCCGCGGAAGATGACATCCGTGAGCGGCGTGGCCGCGCCCAGCGCTATTGCAGCCAGGAAGGCCAGCGTGAGGATGGCAAGAATCGGCGATCGCGCCGCCGTGGGGCGCCTGGTCAGAGAGAGGTTGGTCATAGAGAGAGGGGAAAATCAGGGGTTAACGACGACATGCCACACCAGCATGTAGTTGGCGCTGTCAGTGGGGCCGTTCAACAGGGCGGTAAAGCCCTCATCTGTCTGCGCGCCCAGGGTAACGGGCCACAGGCGCAGCGGGTCCGGGTCACTCGCGTTGCGCACGTACCAGCTCAGCAGGTGCCAGGCGGCGGAGATCTTGGGCACAGCAAACTCCACCGCCACACTCTCGGCGCCGTTGGCGATCGCCGTCTCGCCGTACTCGTACGACTCGGTAGCCGCTCCGCCCAGTGCGGCCAGCAGCTGCGCCGTGCTCACCTTGTCCGCCACCAAGGCCGTCGTTTCCGCCGCCGTCAGGTAGGTGGGATCATTGGTCGGTGGTGTGCCAGCCACGCCCGCGTTGTCTTCCTTCACCGACAGCGTGGAGACCCCCAGCGTGATGGCGTAGCCCTCCGAGGTCACCACGCTGAACGTCATCCAGAGCTCTGCACTCGCCTGCCCGCCCAGGGACAGGTTGGTTTCCGCCGCCGTCAGCGGCACTACCGCGTGCTGGCCGGTGCCGGCTTCCCATGCCTCACTGGTCAGCGCCGCAAAGCTGTCGATCGTCTTGGAGATGACCGGCGCAGCCCCGCTGGTCTGCGAGGCCTTGGCCTCAATCGTCAGCGAGGTAATGTTGGTCACATCCACCACCTCCGGCGGGGCGTTGTTGGGCCGCGCCAGGAAGACGCCGACCTCCAGCTGCACGTCGTTGCCGCGCCAGATTTCGGGCGTGGTGCCAGTCAGGTGGTTGGTGACCTTGCCGTCCTTGCCGTAGATGACCTGCATGCGCAGGCGGGCGCGGGTGAGTTGCGGGGGCATTGCAGTGGGAGTGCAGGCAGGGGGTTAGAACAGGCGGAGCGATTAGGACGAGGGGGGCGAGCTCAGAAACACGCCGCCGCGCAGCTGGTAGGTGTGCAGGGTCGTCAGGCCCGAGTAGCCGCTACGCGGTGTGAGCATAGCGCCGGCCAGATAGGCACTGGCCTCCTGCCCGCCGCTGGGGTTGCGCACGCGGATCGTCACCAATCCGCGCCGCGGCACGTCCCGTTCATGAGTGATGAGCCAGAACTCCGCCGCCATCAGCGAGGCATGCAGCCGCGACACCGTAAACGACATCGTGGTCTGCCGGTTTTCCCGGTCGTAAAACTGGGTACTGGCCCCCCGGATGAGCTGCACCATCTGCTCGGCGTCCACGCCGGAGATGTCGAACTGGTCCGGCCCGGTCACCACCAGGGCGTCCACGTCGTTGGCCAGCTCGTAGTTGTTGATGGTGATGCGCACGGCAGGTGATCAGTTCCGGCAGATTTCGTCCCAGGAGATGTCCCGGTGGCAGTTGTCGCAGATGCAAATCCCCTCGGTATCGGGGTGATAGAGGTCTCCCTCCAGGATGGGCTGGCCGCAGTTTTCGCAGGCGGCCACCTCCTCGGCCGGCCCGTCGCTCAGCCCGTCGCTCATACGCCCGCCGCCGTCGCGTCGTCGTAGTTGTCGCTGTCGGCCTTGCTCGGCTTCAGGCCGGCCTGCTGCTTGATGCGGATGATCAGCAGGTACAGCGCGGCCTGGGGGCGGCCCGCATGCACGGCCTCGCAGCGCGGCCCCTGGTCGGCCACAATGGCGTCCAGGTCCTTGCCCTGGGCCTTCACCAGTAGCTCCAGCTTGGCCCAGCGGCCGGCCTTGGCGGGGTGGCGCGAGGCGGCGTCGTAGGCCTCCACCAGGCGCGGGCGCCAGCCGGCGGTGTATTGCCGGCGGCGCTCGGCCTCGGCGGCGCGGGCGGCTTCCTCGGGGGCCACCTCCGGCGTCGCCACGGTCATGCCCGTGAGGATGGTGGGTGGATCTTCAAGCGGGTGAGGCTCAGGGAGGCGGCCCGCGGAGCTGCTTACCTCCACCACCACGGGCGAGGATACAGGCGCAGCCTCTGCTGCAGCCGCAACTTTCGACGTTTTACCTTTGGACATGTTAGTGATAGGGCGGGGGTTGGGGGGAAGGGGTGGTGGACGAAGAGGCGGGGCTAAACGCCAGCTTGCCGCTGACGTAGGAGATGCGGACATCGGGCTCCGCCTCCTGCATGGAGCCGAGCTGGTCGCGGAACTCGTCTTCCGCGCTGCGGCTGGCGCTCACCACCATGAGCTGCACCTTGCCCTGGCGGATGTCCGGCACGATGTGGACGCCGGGCACCACGCTTTTGCCCAGGTCGCGGGTGACGCGCAGCAGCTCGTCCACGCCGCGCTGCGCGGCGATCTGCGCGTCCCGCAGACGTTCGAGGGGGTTCATGTCAGGGCTCCTCAGGTGCCTCAGTGGCGATCAGCGCCAGCGGGTTGGGCGCGCCGGCCGTGTAGCTGCGCGTGGCCACCCACTCCAGCTGGCCAATGAGCATGCTGGAGCGGCCGTATTGCAGGGGGCTGGTCTTGAGCGCAGCGCCGTACACCGCGATGTACACGCCCGTGCCGGTGATAATCAGGTCCATTGCGCTGGCGTTGAGCGAGCGGCCGCGCGCGGCACCAGCGCCCTGCACCAGGGCCTTGGCCAGCAGATCGCTCTTGGAGATACCGATGGGCTGGGCTTTGACGGACACATCCAGCGCGTTGAGCCGCTTGGTAATGATGCCGTCCTTGTCTGTTTTGACGTCGGTAAGGCCCAGGTTCCACTCCAGGGTGAATCCCTCCATCGTGGACATATTATTCCACGGCGCGTCCCCGCCCCAGGCCAGCGTGTAGCTCTGCACCAACACGTCGTCCGGATCAAACGTGGCGTCGGTCAGCGCCTCATCGGCCAGCGTCCAGCGCGAGGCGGCGTCCGTGCGCTCGGTGTTGTTCTTGACGAAAGAGGTGAACTCCACATCACCAAAAATCGTTTTCTCCGCGCTGCCGATGATGTTGGGCATCTTGGTGATCGCCGCGTTGTGCAGCGTCAGTTTCCGGCCCTCAAACGTGTGGATGACCAGGGCCTTGTCGGCACCGGTAATGTGGCGGCCGATCGGCAGCGTCAGGTAGGGGAACAGTACGCTGAGCGCCTCAAACTCGCCGGCCGGGGTAAACGATACGGTGATGATGTCGTCGAGCACACGCTCATCCACCTTGCCGTCCCGCTCCACCTCAATGGGCAGGGTGTTTTTAGTGATGTTGAGCGTGATGTCGCCCTTGCTGTAGAAGGTCGCCCCGTCGTATTTGACCAGGGCTGGCCCCCCTATAGGGATAGTTGTGACGTCGATTGCCATGGGTGATGGGGGTGATGGAGTTGGATGTGGTGGTGGTTAAACGCGGGGGGTTAGAACCGGAGCCGGCGGATGTCGCTACCGGCCTTGCCGTCCGCATAAGCAGCGGCGCGGACGGTATCGGCGCCCTCCGGCAGGGCGAACGGAACCGTGTAGAGGGTGGCGGTGGCCCCGTCGGGACGAGGAAAGGAGCCGTCGGTGGTGTACCAGAGCTGCGCGCCGGCCGGCCCGGTGATCTCCACCGCGCCGGCTGTGCCGAGGATGGCAGGCGCGGCCCAGCGCACCTCCGGCTGAATGCCGGCGTCCAGGCCCAGTGACACCTCGTAGACAATGGCGCCCGGCACGTCCTTGTTGGGCTGGATCGGCCGCTCGGTGGCGGTGAGCACGTGGCCGTAGCCAGGGCTCCACAGATGCAGGGTAAGGAGCACGTGCAGGGCGATCTGCTCCGCGCTCTTGAGCGTGCCCTTGGCCGGGTCCATGTTGTACATGGGCACCTCGGCCACGCGCACAGTGACGATGGCCGAGAGGTACGGCCCGGGCACCCCACGGTGGGGGCAGCCGGCCGAGGGCATGAGGACCATGACGCTGGCGCCGCGCTTGCCGCCCTTCTCGCGCAGGCCGGTAAGCGATTCGGTGATCGACTGCTCAATCTGCAGCGCCGTGCCCTTGTCGCGCGGACGCAGCAGCTCCACGGGGATATCCGCAAAGTACGGGTGCGCCAGCAGTCGCTCGTGCACGTCGGACTGGATGGTTTCAAAGAGGCTCACAGGGCCACCCCCATGCGCGCCAGCGCCTGGCCGATTTCCAGCGTGTTGGCCGCCATAATCTCTGTGTCCGTGGGCAGGATGGACTCGTCAGCCTCCTGCACCACGCGCTTGCGCAGCCAGAACATCACGCGGTTGGTCCCCTTTTTAAGAAACGCCGCAAAATACTGGCCGGAGATGTTCCACCCCGCAAAGCGCAGGTCCGCAAACATCTCCTTGGCCGTCTTGCCGTAGGACTCACGGCTGGCCGGGATCGCCAGCCAGCTCTTGCCCGGGCCTGGCTTGATCTCCCCGCCAAACCGGCGTTGCATGGTGGGGGCAGGGACGCCCACCAGGGCCTCCTCATCCGTCGCGTAGGCAAACACGCCGGCCGCCTGCCCCACCCAAAAGTTGGAGGTGGGCGCACCCATCTTGTTGCGGTTGGTCGCCGCCAGGCCCCACAGGTGATCCTGGATCACACGGGCGGTGGACTCCGCCACGCGCTGGTGCATTTCGGCCCGGGGGAAGCCCCGCCCGCCCAGCCGGCGCAGCAGCGCCGTGGCGTTGTCTTTAATGTCGAGGGATGCGGTTAGTGCCATCCCCTCCATCCAAACAAAAATCCCCCGCACCGTCTTACGATGCGGGGGATACAGGGGATGCGGGGGAAACTATTTTGCGAGCCGCACACATTCCCGCTCGATTAACGCGTCCAGAATCTCCCCTTTACTGACGACATGGCCGTCCGCGGACTGAGCCTGCGCGAGTTTTACCAGGTCGTTGAGGCGCAGGAGGGTGATGGGTTTGACCCGGCAAGTCATCGCCTTGGTGTCGCGGGCGGGGCGCCCGCTGTTGGCGCGGCGCCCCCCGTGGCAGGCAGCCATCAGGCCTCGTCCTCCTGCAGGCGGCGGGCGATTTCGCCGTTCCGCACCTCGAAGCGCAGGCTGCGCTCGCCCTCCTTCCATACCGCCACACCACCGTTGAAGCGGTACTGCCTGGCGGCGGCCTCGTGGCTGGCCGCATTCACCGTCACCACGTTGCCCGAATCGTCGCAGAGATTGAAAGTTGTGTTCATGAGAGAAGTATCGGCCGGAATCTTGATTTATGCAAGTATTTTTCAAGATTATTTTTCGAGCTCCTCATACCTCATACGGCCACCTCATGCTGCCAGTGCCAGCCAAAGATTGGCCAGGCGCTGCAGGCGACACTGAGCGTATTGAGCCTCCCGATTGGTGAGTTGCACCTGGACTGGCGCCACCACGGCACCGGGCCGGATGACCCCCAGTTCCTCCGCCTCCGTCCGGGGCACCTTGCGCTGGCCCATGCCGCTGCCCAGGGCGTAGGGCTCGTACGGGTGGCCCAGATCGGAGATGGCCGCCCAGATGCCGCTATTGACCTCGGCCATCATGTGCTTGGCCGGCCCGTAAAACCGGCCGCCGGCCGCATGCCAGCGGCGCGGCCAGAAGTCGCCGCCCCAGGCGATCGCCGCCCCTGGGGTGAACGGATCGGCCCCGGGCACCGCCCCGCGCGGCACCCGGCGGGGGGAGACGCGCACCAGCTCGCGCACCGGGTACATGTCGAGCATCACCGGGTCCTGCGCCCGCTGGTAAGCGCCCAGGGCCGCGTTCATACGGATCTGGGTGTCCAGGATGAGGTTAAGCCGGCGATCGCTGCTCAGATCCTGCACTGTGCCCTCTGTACCTTTCTTCGGCGTGTAGCCGATGCTCTGCAGGTAGGCCTTGAGCTCCGTCCGGGCGGTTGCCCGGCCCTCCAGCTGCCCGCGCGGAGCGGGGAAGGCGCCGCCCTTGCCCTCCTGGGAGATGATCCGGTCGAGCTTCTCCTGCAGCAGTATGAGAAAGTGCCGATCCAGCACACCGGCCGAGAACAGCGCGTTTTGCTTAAGCGCGGCCGGCCACGCCTCAATCTGGGCGCTGGTGGCCGAGGTGGGCAGCAGCCGGCGCACGCGCACCGACTGCACCGCCTGGGCAAACTGGATGGGCCGGCCAAACTTGGGCATAAAAAGCTCCTGGCTACTCCGTAAACTGCGCCCAGACAAACACGGCCAGGGCCAGCACCATCAGCACAACGCACACCACTAGCAATGGAGGCAATGGAGGCAGAGGCATCATTCCTGTGCCTCCGCTCCGGAGGGCCGCACCTCAAGATAGCGGTGCAGGCACTCCACCGCCAGGGTAATGGCCTCCCACAGGTCCACCCCCCACCCGCCATAGACAGGCGCGCCGTCCCAGTTAGAGCGGCAGGTGATCAGGGATCCGCGAATACGAATCACCCCCAGCAGGCGCCTGGCCCGGAACACCTGGTAGCCGCAAGGCACAGGGCACAGGTAGCAGTCCCCTACATGGCCGTACGGCAACGCCTGCTCGATGCGCTGGCGATGCAGCGCGGCCATGATGATGATATGCTCGCCTGGCACGTTGGCTTTCCAGGCCGCCCAGGTGTTGAGCTTGGCGTCATCGGCGTCGTCGTGGCGGTCGTCGTGGGCGGGGTGCGTGCTCACAGCAATCCTTTCAGGCGATCGCGCCCGGTCAGCCTGGGGGAGCTGCTGACCACACGGATGGAGCCGGTCGTCTGCACGCCGCCCTCCACGGGGTTGTCCGGCAGGGTGACGACCAGTTTGCAGGCGGCGATCGCGTCCAGCGTGCGCACGTCCACGTCCCACTGCTTGCGGTCGTCGTCGGTAAGGGGGAGCGCCGTGAGACTGACGTTCAGGCGCTGCTGCAGCTCCCGGTACACCATGCGCAGCGCCACGTCGGCGAGCTCCGGCGGGATCAGCGAGGCGTCCACATCCACCCGGTTCGTCGGGCAGCTCAGGATCTTCTGGCGGATCTTGAGGATCGTGCGCTCAATCGCGCCCGTGATGGGATCCGGCTGATCCTCCGCCAGCGCCGCGGTGCGCAGCGCCTCCACCTGAGGGCCGGCCTTGGCCATGTCGACGTCGGCCGGCGTAATGGTGATCCAGGCCATGGCATCAGTCCGCCACAGGGGCAGTGGTGGCCGTGGTAGCGCTGGAGCGCAGATTGTCCGCCCGCGCCCTCAGAGTCTCGCTGAGCGTGTGGATCTTGGCCATGATGTCGACGGGGAGCTTACCGCCCAGCTCGCGGCGGATCTCCGCCATGTACAGCCCGGCCTGAGCCAGCTGCTCCTTATCGCGGTGGTGGACGTGGATACACGTCATGTCTCCGTCGGGGACGGGAACAGAGAGCCGACTCTTTAGCTTGTCCAACTGCTCACGCAGCTCTCGGGCAAAGTCACACTGCTTGTTGGTGCTAAGGCTCCCAAAAAAGGAGGGACGTAGCGCAACGCTTTCCTGCAACTTCGCAGTTCGCAGTTTGCCTGGCTTGGGCGGGTGTTGATGGATATGGACGTGGATCTGCTGCTTGTTCTTCTTTGCCATGGTGGGTTGGGGATGGTTTTTGGGGTTGGGGACTGCGATGCAAGGGCCTTGCAAAACGTCTGCAGGCCCTTGCAAAACGATTTCCGGCGCTGTCCGGCACCCATCGCAGGTGCCGGACAGTTCTGGGGCATTCTGGAGCGTTCCCGGGGGTCCCTGGGTTAGGACACCGTGAACTGGCGGATGCCGAGGGTGCTGGTCACGACGATGCGGCTGTAGTGCTCCACCGTCAGCGCCACCAGCTTTGGGCCGACCTCCTGCCGGAACACACGCTGGCGGCCGCCGCTGACCGTCGGGCTCACAAACCGCTTGAGGTTGCTGGGGTCCTCCAGCGTCGCGCCAGGCTCGGCGTAGAACATGACGACCAGGTTATTGACCACCTGTGTTTTGGCGCTCGCGCTGCTCTGGTAGCGCTCGCGGGAGACGTGGACGCCGTTGACGCCCAGTTGGGTGGCCAGCTGCCCCTCCGCCAGCGCGGCGGAGGCAAAGCCGCCCGCCGTGTTTTGGGCGCGGTGCGACACCGCGCGCTTGTCCCAGGAGGTATCACCAAAAAGCACCCGGTTGGGCCGGATGCCGCTGGCTGTGGTCGCCGTGATCAGGTCGGCGCGGATGTCCATGTCCGGATCTTTGCCGGCGGTGGTGTCCCACGTCTTGGCCGTGTTCGTCGCGGCGGCAGAGAGGGCCGTGACGGCGCGGCGCAGGTCGTTACGCAGCAGGCGCAGCTGCAGGCGGGACACATACATGTTTTCCCAGCCGGGCACAGGCGGCACGTTGTCCAGGTCCACCAGCATGGTCAGGCCCTTGTTGTCGGTCTTGCCCGTCAGCGACACACTGGAGTAACGCACCTCCTTAAAGGCCGAGTACGGCGCGCGGATGTCGTCCGACTCGGTGAGGAAGTCGTCCGCATTGAGCCAGCTTTTATACTCAAAGCGGCGGCTGACCTCCACCGGCGGGGCGATGAAATTGAGGGTATCCTCAATGTTGTTGGGGTCGCGCCAGCCGCGGATGTACGTGGTGAGCGGCTCCGAGTAAAAGCTCTCGGTAAACCGGGCCTCGTTGGCCGCGTAGATCTGGCCCGGCACCAGGGCGCCGCCGGTATCCTCCGGCAGCACCTCATTGGCCAGCACCAGCGGGTAATGATGCTCCGGCCGGGCCGGAGCGTGCGGGGTGATGATGTTCATGGGGGTTTGGTCTTGGGTCGGTCTGTCGGTGTCTGTCGGAGGGTGCCGAGAGGGGGGTGGTTAGAGCGGGAGGCAGGCGGGATTACTCCACAACGCGCTGGGTGGGCGGGTACGGGTCAAACTCCACCAGCTCCGTGGTAGCCACCGTGGCCAGGGCGCGGCCGATGATGTAGTAGGTGCCGGCGCTGGCCGGCAGTGTCCGGACGGCGCCCGAGGCCGCCGGCACCAGCAGGTCGCCCACGGTCACTGTGCCGCTGGCGACGCCCAGTTGCGTGCTTTTGGCGCAGCCCAGCAGGTTGACGGCCACATCTTCCTCCGCTGCCGTGGCCTCATCCTGGGCGATGCCATGGGGAATGTCGCTCACACCGGTCACGGCCACGTGGTCGGCGTCGGATCCCGGTTTAACCAGCAGGTAGCGCGAAGCCAGGGCCGCGTCCGTCTTGCGAGTCACGGAGCCGTGGTGCACGCCCTCGCCAATGTTGGCAATGATGTCCGGGCGATGCCGGCGCTGATGGCGCCAGCGCCAGAGGCCTTCGGTCACGGCCTTCACGCTCATCGCCACAATGGTGGCAAAGAGCACCACGCCCAGGGCGTGGAGAAGCGAAATCAGGATAGGGTGCATGTGCTTGATGGAGTGGTGGGGGGGTGTGGTGGGGAAAAGAGCCGGATCACGGAGCTACGGGCTCCGCGTTCGCCCCAGGGGTAAAAGAAGAAAACCCCCTGAAGCAGGGCCATCCGGGTGGCCCGTGTGTCCCTATGGGAGAGTGTCGAAAACCCTGATCAGGCGGCGGCCTTAGTCGCGGCGTAAGCCTCCTCATAGCCGCAGCCCGTGCTCGCCTGGTGGGCCAGCGCGGCATCGTGGTGGAGTTGATTGCGCGCCACCTGCTCCGCCTGTTCCTTGGTCAGGCCGGCGGCGATCTTGTCCTTCACCAGCTGCTGGCGGTGCGCGTCGGCGATGGCCTGGGCGGCCAGGCTGCCCTTCAAGGCCGCCAGTTCCTTTTCCGCAGCGCACTCCACTGCGGATGTTTCGGGGCTGGTGGAGCTGATCTCAGCGATTGGAGCAGCGATTGCAGACGACTTTCCCGGCTGTTGGGCCACCTTAATGGCGGGCTTGGCGGCCGTCTTGGAGGCAGCGATGGGCTTTGCCCTGGTGGAGGCGGAGGCCTTTTCGGGCGTGGTGGTGGTTGCCGCGTCAGTCGGCGGCGTGTCGTTGGTCTGGTCCATGGGGCGTGGTGGTGGGTGGGGGTGGTGGTGGGTTTGGCGCTCTCCGCAGGTACAGCGTGCACCCGTCGGTCATCGCCAGCTCAAGGTTAAGGTCGGGCTTCTCCGCCCGGTGCCGCGCCACCTCGCGCAAAAACCGCAGAACAATCGGCTTGTCCCGGGGATCCACACGGGTAACGGGCGGTGGCATGGGGCGGTCTGGCTACGGTTAGGGTTGGGCGGCCTGCGGCTGTTTCATGGCAGCAAACAGGTCGGGGTTCGTCTCCTGGACGATGCGGAACGCCTTGTCATAGTCGTTGCCGGTGGCGTGCATGTTGGCGGCCACCAGCTCCGCCACTTTGGCAGTGCGGGCGTTCTCGTCGTGGATGTCGGCCTTGCGCCGGCCCAGGCCGCCCGTCTGCGACGTGGTGGAGTACTCCACCTTTTTGTTGGCCAGGGCTCTGGCGCTCTCCTCGTGCTGGGCGGGATCCGCCACGCGCACAATCCACGCCGCCATCTCCGCCGGCGTCACACGGCCGTCCTTGACGGCGTTGCCCACCAGCAGCTCCGCGTGCTGGCGGTGCATCGTGGCATTCGCCGCCTTCAGCGCGTCGCGTTCCTGGGTCAGCGTGGTGATGGTCACCTCGTGCTCGGTGACCCTGTTGGTCAGGGTATCGCGCTGTTTGGCGGCGGTGGCCAGGCTGGTCGAGTTGGGGGCGTCCTTGTCCAGGTCATCGTCGGCGGCGTCCAGCTCCGCGTCGGTGGCCGTGTCGGGCAGGCCCATTACGTTGCACAGGCGCCGCCGCGTTTCGGTGCTTTTGGCACCGGCGTCCGTCATATCCTTGAGGTAGTTTTTCTTCATGGGTTTGCTGTCGGTGGAGCACGCCTGGCAGCAGCCCGCGCCCGGGTGGCACGCGTTGGCCAGGGGCTCCACCGGTATGTTGGGGTTATTGGTCAGGCCTACCGAGATGAGGCGCACAGGCGAGACGCGGTTACCGCCCTGGCGATGGATCTGCCAGACGGGCGAGTAGTATTTGAACGAGCCGCCGCCGATGAGCGCTTTGCCGTCCTCCGTCCACTTGATGCGCCCGTAAAACCCGTCGTTACGGGCCTGCAGCTCCTCAATCCATCCGTACGAGCGGTCATCCTTTTGCGGGCTGTCCGGCATGTCCGGGTGGCCGATGTAAACAGGCAGGCCCCCAAAGCGCCGGCCCACGCGCGAAAGCAGCGAGTTAAACTGCGCCGCCATCGCCTGCGCCGCCGCGCGGTCGACCACTTGCAGGCCCATGCGGTGGGGAAACTCGCCGTAGGGAGAGATCTGGATCCAGTCGCGCTGGAGGACCTCAAAAGTTGAGTTGGCGATCGCGCCAAAGATCCATTCAAAAGTCATACATTTTCCTCCGAGTCTGACTGGTCCGCCACATAGCCGTCCTCGCCGTCGCCCCCGGTCAGCCCCGTCAGCAGGGCCGCGCCGTAGGTGCGCTCCAGCACATCAGCCACCAGGCTGTGGTCCATCTGGCTGTAAAGTTCCGGCAGCCTGGCGCGCAGGTTCACCAGCGCCTCGTCCCACTCGTCCTCAGGCAGGTTCACCAGCGCCTCCACCTCGCGCCGCACCGGCTCCAGCTGCTGCGCCTGCGCGCGGGCCAGCTGGCCCAGGGCCACGTCGTAGAGAGGATCAAAGGCGGGGTCGGTCGACTCCGCGTTGGAAGCCTTGGCGGGCTCAGGTTTTTTGCCATTTTTGCCAGTGGTGGGCGTGGCGGGCGGCTTGCCCTGGCCCGGAGCTCCGGGATCTCCAGGCGCTCCGGCCGGCGCCGCCTGCAGGGTCTCTTCGCCCGGGGCCGCCGCGCTGCGGCCGTAACGCTCCAGCGTGTCGGCCACGCCCAGCTGCACACCCCACTTCACCAGCTGATCGTCCACCTTCAGGTCCTCCGCCACATTCTGCGGCTTGGGCGGCACAATCTTGAAATACGCCAGCGGTGTCTCATCCTTGCCAAAGAGCAGGCGGATGGCGTGGCGGGTCAGCTGCAGGTTGATCGTCTCGCTGATCCACTCCGCGTCATCCTGTTGCAGCAGCTCGGTCTCGCCGGCCTGCACGCTGGCGCCCTGCCCCTGGCCGGTGCCGGCGCTCATGGTGGAGAGGTCCGCCCCGCGCCAGAGCGAGGACATGATGCGGTCCATGCGCTCAATAAGCGGCGGGTAAGGGAGCGCTCCGGAGCCCTTGAGGTCAATCACCTCAATGGCCTGGTCGTGGTTCATCACCGCCGCAAAATCCGCGGCAAAGTTGGCCACGGCCTCCGCCATCTCCCGCCACTCCGGTGAGCCCTGGGCGGCGTTGGTGACACCGCGAATGCCCGGCATGCCATGGCGCTCGGAGTAGGTCAGCCAGTCGCTCATGGGCAGGCTCTTAAACATGTAGGCAATGCTGCAGGCCACCATGATCCCGTCGCCCACGGTGCGCAGCCAGCCGCTGTCCTTCATCTCCACCCCGGCGGTCGCGTAGTCCTCGGCCAGAAAGCGCAGCCGGCCCGTCTCCGACTCAAAAAACCAGAGCGGCACAAACCGGAGCTCCGCCGACAGATGCGGAAAGTCCGTGGGGAGGCTTTTGCCATCGCCCTTTCCTTCTCCCTTTGCATCGGGCTCCGCCGCCGCGTTAGCCACGTTCGCGTTAGCCCGGGGCCGGGCCTGAGGCTTCCATACCACCTCGTGCACCGCGTAGCGCTTGCCCACCGCGTCCATCATCTGGCGCACCAGCAGGCGCACCCCGCCCTGTTCGTCCTCGTCCAGGGCGTTGGTCACGGTCAGGTGGTCAAAAAACCATTTCAGCGCCGCCTGGTGCTCGGCGGCGCGGGCCTTCAAGGCTGCGTCCTCGCCGGTGTCCACGGTCAGGATGTCCCAGGGCAACCGGGCCACGTCCTTTTTGCGCTTGAGCGAGACGGTGCGCACGATGTCGTCGCGCTGCTCAATCTCCTCCATCACCTGCGCCATGCCGCGCAGCGTCCCGCGCGCAAACGCGTCCAGGTGCCCGCTCAGGGTCTGGGGCGTGAGCGAGCGCAGCGCGTTAAACCGCGTCTGCTTGTGCAGCCGCACCCGCTCGGGTGTCAGGGTCGTGGTGGAGGTCGCAGCCATCAATGTCGCCCATCACACCACATCGGCCCGCACCCGTCTTACGATGCAGGGGATGCGGGGGATACAGGGGACTCTTTCTGCAAAAAAAGAAGGGCGACTAACCCCATCCCCTGCCTCTGCCCGTCCTAAAGCCGCCCATCCCGCTCAATCCATCCAGCCGCCGGCTACTGAAATGCCGAGAAGTCTCTTCCCGGGCCGTGCCGGTAATCGGCTCGTACTCCAGCGGCCCGCCCGCTCCCATGGCCTCCAGGGCCAGGGCAAAGCTCCAGAAATGGTCCGCGTGCCCGGCCTCGTCGCGCACGGCGGCAATGGAGACACGCCCGCCCGGCGTCACAATCTTCTCGGGCTTGAGCAGGTCCTCGCGCAGCAGCGCGTCGTACGGGTGGCGGATGCGGTGTTGCTCGTACATGCGCAGCAGCTCCGTCGCCATAGCCTCGGTGACCCGCACGGTTTTGGCCTGGCGCCCCTCCGCCTTGATCACGTCCGGCACCGGTACCGACCGCCCAAAATCCACGCCATCCACCCGGCCGCCGTGGCGCTGCTGGGAGTACTCGAAAAGGCCCAGGCCAAGGCCCGTCATGTCGATACACACCCGGCGCAGCTTCGGGACACTCATCATCACCGCATCCAGGCGCAGCTGCTGCTCCGGCAGCCGCATGCCCTCCATGCGTAAAATCGCCCGGCACAGCATCATGGTGCCAATGTGCTCAAAGATGGAAAGGACCGAGTAGTCCCGCCGGCGTGCTACGTCGTACCCGCCATAGAGGGGGAAATGGCAGCCGCGCAGCCGGCGCAGGGTCACGGCCGTCCAGTCCATCTCGCACATCTCGCCCACGTCAGGGTCCTCCGCCGCGCTGACGAGTTCGGACGTCAGCAGGGCGCTGTTCTCGTTGCGAAAGGCGCACTCGTAGTTCTGATCGTAGGCCGCCTTGTCCAGAGAGCGCCGGCGCGCCTCCTCGGGGGCGATCGGCTCGCGCGTGCGCGGGTCGTAAATGTTCACCCCCTGGGCGTGGGCATCCGTGCGCGTCACCCGGCTGAGTTTGAACAAACCGCCGGTACAAAAGGTGTAAAACGCGTTGTGCTTGCCGTTGCCGGTGGAGGCAATGCGGCACAGATAGTCGGGGTTGGACGAGAGAATCGGCTCCGCCGCCTCCCAGATGGCCCAGCTGTTTTCGTGGAACGCAAACTCGTCCAGGATGAGATCGCCGCTAAAGCCGCGCGCGGTGCGCGGGTTGGCCGCCAGCACCTTGATGCGCCCGACCCGGCCGCCCACGGTAATGCGCACCTCCATGCGCATGTTTTCGTACTCGATGTCGGGGGACTCATCCATTTCATCAAACGCCACCCCCAGCATCTGGCACGCCTCCGCACACTTGCGCACAAACTCCGCGCCGTTGTCCCGGCTGTTGGACAGCACGGTAACCAGGCGCCCCGGCCGGGTGAGCAGGCGATCCACCGCCCAGTGCGCCAGCACAAAGGACTTACCAATCTGGCGGCTCCAGTGCAGCACCACAACGCCCGTCTCCCGGTCGCGAAACACCTCGCGCTGGAACGGGCGCAGCCGCACCAACGGCTGGTTGGGGTTCTGGGGGCTCACTTCGCGTCCTCCCCATACATCAGGCGCCGGGCCTCGTTTACCTTCCCCTGAGTGTCTTTCGAGGTGTCCCTGCTGATGACTTGCAACTCCGCTGCATGTTTGAGTGCCGCCTCCGCCGCGCTAAACTCAAATTTGTCGCGCGCCAGGGCAAGCTGCTCCTCCTTGAGCTTCTGGTCCTGCCCGCGCTGGATCGTGCTCATCAGCAGCATCACCTGGTCCGCCTTGGCCTGGGGGTTAAGCAGCAGCTCGAACGTCCGCTGCTTCACCTGCTCCATCAGCACTGCATCGTAGCGGCCCGTGCCTGCCGCCACGGCCTCGGCCAGCATGTCGGCCGTCTTGACGGTACGGCGGCGGCGCGCCAGCAGCTCTGGCGCGCACACCTTCTCGTAAAAGCGGCTGAACGCGTCCATGGAAGCCCGCACGCCGTAGTTGTCGGCCAACCACTTGCGCGCCTTGGCGTAGCCCATCCCCTCCAGCAGGGCGCTGCTGAGCTCCGCCGCCACCTCCTCGGGCAGGTTCAGTAGTTTGGCGTCAGCGCGGGGCTTTTTCTCTGCCATGGTGTTCTCCTCCAGTCCGTCCGTTATTTCAGCATCGCCTGGCCGTCGCCGGTAATACCCCAGCGGATCACCTCATCATCCACCTCATCGCGGACGCTCCGCACCAGGCCTTTGCCCTCCAGCTGGCGCAGCTCCCTGGCCAGTTCGGAGGGTGTGGGCGCGCCGCCCTGCACACGCACGTCGACGATCAGCAGCTCGGGCGTGTAGCGGCGCGGATAGATGTTATCGAGCGCGTGCAAAATCTGGTACCGCAGGCTTTTCATATCGTCTTTTATCCCTCGCTGAGTTTTTCGAGAATGCCATCCACCCGGTCGTGGAGGCGTTTAATGTTGTCCTCGGTCGCGGACTGCCACCGGTCAATCCGCGCCTCCGTGGCAGCCTGGCGGCGTTCCGCTTCGGCCGCGCGGCGCTCCGCCTCAATGCGCCGCTCCTCCGCAATCTGGCGCTCCAGCGCCTGCTCGCGCGCAAGGGCCTCCTCCCGCCTGCGCTCCTCATCCCGGCTGCGCGTACTCTGGTAGATCTGGATGGCCTGGTTGACGCAAAACAGCACGGCCGAGGCCGCCACAATCCACATCCCGATCTCGTGCCCGCTGGCAGCCACCTGCCCCATCTGCCCCTGCGCCTGCTGCACGGGCTGCGCCTGGGCCAGGATAGTCATGCCCAGCAGGCCGGAGACTCCGATCGTGTTGGTGTACGTCATGAGTGATGAAAAAAGGTCAGCCCTGCAGCGCCGCCAGCAGCACGGCCGCGCCGATTTGCTTGCTCACGGCCTTCGGGTCGTATACGCCATCGGAGGTAAATTTGCCACGGGTGTAGTGGTTGGTGCCGCTCCACAGGTACGGGCTGTTGACTCCGCGCTTGCGATAGCCCAGGCCGTTATACCCCTCCAGCCGGCGCAGTGTCTGCGGCACGCTCCAGTCCGTCTCGCCGGCCAGCATGTCGTACTCCAGCGCGTCGGCGGCGGAGTACTCCCAGTTAAAGGGGGCCTTGCCTTCCTTCGGCCGGCCGGCCGGCACCCGCACGGTGCGGGCGGAGAGGGCATCGCCGTTATGCAGGTGGCGCGTAAAATCGCAGTAGCACTCCAGCGCGTGGATGATGCCCACCACCTCCCACGGCACGCCGGTCACCTCACTCACCGCCTCGTACCGCTCCTTGCCGCGGCGTATAGCCCCGGCCAGGGTGCGCACGTCCTGCTGGGGCGCCGTCACCACCATGGTTTGCCACAGCGTCTGGTAGCCCACCAGCATGGCCGCCCCAGGGCTCGATGGCATGGCCCCGGCCAGTATCGGCATGGGGAAATGCTCCTGCCCCCAGGCGCGCAGGGCCGTCAAGGTCAGCCCCCGCCCGCCCAGGTCTCCGTCCACGCCGTCCGCGTTCCTGCCTGACGTACCAATGTCGTAGCCTTGCGAGCGCAGCCAGCTCTGCGCGGCGCGGATTAGCCAGTTTTGTTCCTGGGGAGTGGTTGTCATTTTGAAAGCGTGATTGATAGTTTTGGCGGCTTGGCTACTATTGCCGAATGGGCAACTTCCTACATAGCAGAGAGTTTCTGCAATCCTCGGATGTTGTTGTGGTCACCATCGAGTATTACGCTGCAAACGTAAAACTGATGGACGACCTCAATTACTCCGCATACAAGGCTGGCAATCGCTACACTTGCTACGGTGCTCGCGCGATTTCTTCGCCTTATCGGACATCTCCCCCTTATTCAGGGTATTGGAATGTCGTGATTGACGATCCCGGTGGTCCCCTCAAGGCCAGCATTCGCTTCCTTAAGGCCTAAACCTCCTCCTAATGTCTCTATCTGGTGCTCCGCAGCGGTCAGCGCTTTGCGGAGCGCCTCTACAATTTGGGGAAGAGTGCCGTCTCTTCCGTGACTGAAGTCAACAAGCCCTCCCAATGCCCGCTCACCAGGCTTCTCGTATTCGTAGTAACTCCAGATTTCCTGGCCGTCGCGTTTGGCAAAAATTTCGATGTGCATGGTTTTGGATAGGTTCGGTTTCCCGCAGGGCTTAGAAGCGCATTCCTCCCGTCGCCACCGCGATAGCCACGCGGGCGGCGACAACGATGGCGGCCTCGCGCAGGGCGGCGCGCTCGGTCGGGGTGAGGCTGCGCAGCGTGGCGCAGCCAGCCAGGCCCAGGCACGCCGTAAACGCGGCCACGCGCAGGCGCATGGCTACTGGCCTCCGGAGGCCGGAGGGTTGCCCGCGCCCGGGCCGCCAGGCGGCACGCGGCTTGAGCCGCGGTACACGAGCAGAAGCGTCATCGCAAACGTCCACCCCGCGGCAACAGCCGCGGCCACCGCCTCCAGGGAGAGCACAAAGCCCAGGCTCTGCGCCACGTTCACAATCAGGCTGGCCACCAGGCCAAACACCAGCGTAACCTGAGCCCCGCCGCTAAGCTGCAACGGCCTAGCCGGGGCGCTGGCGGAGGAGGGGAAGGTATCCGGCACCGCCGGCGCTGTGGGAATGTACGTCTTCTTCGGGTCAGGAGTCTCGCTCATTGCCCCATCCAAACAAAAATCCCCCGCACCGTCTTACGATGCAGGGGATGCAGGGGATACGGGGGAAACTATCTTCTGTTTTTTAGGTCCCTTCCCTTTTCTCAAAGCTGCGCAACACCAGCTCGTTAAGCGCCGCCTGCGCCAGCAGCAGCTCCTGTGTCTTCCCGACATCCAACCCTTCCCTCACGATTTGTCGGATATCGGCGTCTGACGCGGTGGCAAAGTACTCGGACAAATACAACATCCCAGCTTTCTCTACTCCGTCTGAAGCGGAAAAGTCCATGCGGGGGATTTCTATGGTCGTTTGGATTACCGTTGTGTGCGAGAGCGCGGCCCAACTCTTCTGTAGCGGTCCCCGTCCATGAACTCATATTGGCACTTCACAACCTTCGCCCAAACGGATGGTTTGGCAGATATCGTGCCAGACCAAGCGAGCTCCTTGTCTACCGGGAAACCGAAGGAGCACGACTCCTCTAAAATCCGATTACCACTTCCGTCCGTAAATCGCAGTACAATGTAACCGGTCGGCCTGCTCGGCTTGTCCACCACAAACCTCAAATCCCATTTAATGCGGATTGGCTCGTCAAGCGCCGAGTCCTTCTTAGAGTCCTTCTTAGGCTCAGACATGGTGAATTTAAGATCCTTGAGCTCCACGCCCGCGAATTTCTTCGACTCTGTCTCTATCGCACGGTCATGGGGCTTATCCTCCGCCTGGGCAAACGATAAAGCCAACGCGGCAATCATCAAAGCAAGGAGACGGGTTTTCATGTTCTACCTCGTGGGTTAATGGCGGGGCGTGCAGGGTAAATCCAGTAAAAGTCCCTGCGCGTGTAGCGTTTAGGTGCATACTTCGGGTTTAAACTGCGTAATTCAATGGGCGTCGTGTCCCCTTGGCTGGGGCCATCCTCGCAGGAGTCCATCAGGGGAGCGCCCTTGGGGAGATACAGCCTTTTAAAAACGATCCCGCCCTTCTTAAGGTTCGCCACCACCAGGGAACCGTTGTCGGGGCCAATGCCTGGTGTAACGATCACCCGCGTGCCGGCGGGGTAGTCTGGCTCCATGCTGTCTCCCCGGATGATAACCGCACGGGCTTTGGGGTAGCTGCAATCTGTCTCGGTCAAGTCGTTCTCATCAAAGGGCAGGTCATCAAAGCACTCGATACCGGTGCCGGCTGCGGCTAGCGCAGCTGTGGGCACAGAGAAGCGGGGGGGATCCTCCGCTACGAGCATGGTGTCTTCATCGCTGTGGTCGGAATACTTGACAATATTCCTTGCGGGCTCGGGAGGCATTGATTCTATCTCTGCATCGCGCTTCTTCCGACCTCCTTTGCCTGTTCGATCAGGAGGAAGGATAGCATCGTCGGGCAGGGTCACTCCCAATTCCTTTAGTTTCTCCCGAAGAGCATCCCGCACGAACTGAGACCGATCAATCTGCCGCTTCTCACGCGCCTTCAAGAGGGTGCGCGCCTCCTCTATGCCGGAGTAGAGCTCATCGCTCACCCAGATGGAGATGTTCATCTGCCCTCCTTTTCGCGCGCCTGGCATACTGTGTACTACACCTCTTTTTCTGACAGAACGCAATTTTTTTCTTGCGAGGTGTGATACTGAGTTGTATTCAGTATCACTATGAAGCGAGGCGCCATGAAAAAGCGAAATGGGCACAAGATCAATCTTTGGATTCCCTCCGTGTGGAAGGACATCATTGACCAGCAGATAGACGACCAGGATACGGACCTATCCAAGTTCGTGCGTGGGGCGCTCAAGGAGAAGCTACAGAGGCAGGGAGTCATCCCAAATGAAAGCCCGTCCGCCGCCACCATCCTTAAGCACTCTTAACCTCCGCCATTGTGAGGGAGGTGAATGTAAATTAACTATGAAGTTACTCAATAAACGCGAGTTAGGCAATCCTGAGTTGGGGCGGCAGTTGACAGAGCAGTTCCGTAAAGCTCAGTCGGCCATTCGAGACGTGCTGATTTTCGGCGCAATGGTGCTTCAAATCGAAAGCTCGCTAAGCTCGCAGACCGCCCGTCAAGGGTCGCGGCACAGAATCGGGCTGGGAGCCTGGCTTGGTAATCACGCCCCGACCGTTCCAGAGCCTACAGCCCGTCGCTGGCGCGATCTTGCTTCAAATGTTCTGACGGAGTGCGGTTGCCTTAAGGCGGACATCGTGACCATGCTGACCTCGCCTGATGAGCAGCTGGAGCTCAACCTGCAGACTAAAAAGCAGGAGGTGCTGGAGTTCATCGAAGGCAAGACGCAGAGAACACTCCTCTTCACGGTAGGCGTACCGCCCAAGGCGCCGGACGAGGTAGCGCAGACCAAAGAGGCGCGGCGGGAGGCCTCGGCCAAGGCGGCGGCGCAGCTGCAGGCCGACGTGGCGCAGGCTAACGTGATTGCGGGGCCTGCGGATGCCATCAACGCGGTGAACGTGCCGCTGGGCAAGCTGGAGGAGGGCTCGGGCCAGTTGCTGGATGTGCTGGCCTCCAAGCTGCGCGATTTGCCGGCCTCCAGCCAGTACGAGCTGCTGCGGGACTTGAAGGGCGTGCGCAAGCGCCTGGACGAGGCCCTGGGCCACGTGCGCGATTCCATCGCCCGGCTCGAAAAAGTCGCTGGCCGCGAGCTGGCCGCCATCCGCAACGGCGCACCCGTTGCCGCCTCCCCGCTGGCCCTGCCGGCCCAAGCGGAGGCTGGGGCAGAGGAAATCCCCACCAAGCCCGAACGCGTGCCTGCCGCTGCCCTTCTCACCCAGCCCATTTCCATTGGCCCGATGGGGGAGCCGCGAGGCATTTCCGTTGGCCGCCTGGCCCCTGGCACCCTTACGCCCGCCTGGCTGCAGCCGGGCGCCCGCGTGCAGATCCACTGCCCTGGCGCCTACGGCCACCTGGGCACGCTGCACGGCAAGCTGGCCACCCTCAACTGGGCCAAGCTGGACAGGGACAGCTCCATCCTGATCGACGGCCCCACCCCGCAGTCCAACCAGTGCATCCTCACCAAGTACCTGCGCCCCGCGCCTGCGGTGGAGGCCGAAGCCGTGCCTCCCGCCCCGAACGGCGGCGAGGACGACGCCGACGAGGAAGTTGATTTTTCCGCGCTTCTGTAAGTCCCACAACCCCAACCTATAAAGAAGAACCACCATGCCCCGCGCCTACGCACGCCGCAACAACCCCACGCCCAAAATCCAGCAACTACGCGTCCGCCTGACAGACGTTGAGCGCCAGGCTCTGGACGCGGCGCTCCTGACCCGGGGGCCGGATGCCACGCTTTCGGACCTCATCCGCGAGCTGCTCCAGCCCATCATCACCCCTGGGGGGCACTGCTACGTGCTCGCTCTCTCCAGCCCTGCGGCCATCCGCCTGGAGGGCATGGCGCAGACGCTGCGGCGCAACCCCGCCCAGATTGTCGAGTGCTGCATCAACGACATCCACAGCACCGCCTACCGCGAGGACGGAGAGAACTACCAACCCCTTACCGTGCGCGAGATTCGCCTGCGCAAGCAGTACCAGCCCCAGCCCCTGCCCCTGCAGAAAGCCGCCTAAGACAGCCCACAGCCCACACCCGCCCCCACACCAAACAAAAAGGAAGCCAACCCCGTGAAAACCACCGAAGAGATACGGACAGAGATTGCCGAGCTGTACGATGTACGCGCGCACTTTGCCCAGGGCGAAGCCCTGCAGCGGGACGACAACTTGGCGGCGATCGACGCTGCCATTCTCGTCCTTACCGAGCAGATGAACCAGGCCGCCGCCGCCGAGTTCTTTGCGCCCCACAAGCTCAACCTCCCCCCGAGTTCGGCGGACTACGTGCACGACAACGCGATCGACGCTGCGGAGTGGCTCCTGGACACCGCGGCTACCTCGCCCTACCCGGTACCCGTGGCCCTGCGCCCCAGCGCGAGCTTCCGCGGCGCGGCGGGCCTGCTGCGGCCGATGATTGACCCGTTGCCGCATGGCGATGTGTGGCTGCGTAACCCCTGGCTCTACAAAGCCCATACCCAGGTGTGTGCCCGCATCACCGCCACCTACGAGCCGGAGATTCTGGAAAACCTCATTATGAACGAGGGGTTTGCGCCGGATGGAGAGATCCGGGGCGGGGGAACAAGCTTCGAGAGGCAGGCTAAATGGTACAGCTCTCTGCTGCTGGTGCGCGCCTTTGAGCGGATTGTGAGCCAGTGGAAGGAAAGCCAGGCGGCCGAGGAGCTCCGCGAGCTGGTCCGACGCGGGCTGGTCAACCCCGTTCTGGTGCCGGATGGCGAGACGCGCTACGAGCTCACCAGCGCTGGCCGCACCGCGCTGGCAGAGCACAACGTTCGCCCCGTTCGTCCCGTGCCGCAGGAGCCGCCGGAGGTTGCCGCCTCGGACACAGAGCTGGGCTACGTGCTGGGCGAAACGGCCGAGTATTTCCCTGCCCGCACCGTGGCCGCCACCGTCGCGACCATTGACGAAAGGGGGCAGGCATGAGCACCGCCACCGCCATCCCCCTGCGCCGCACGCGGCCGCGCCTGCTGCCCCGGCCGGTGCCCGGCGCCGCCGGAACCCTGCCCGCACCCGCAAGCCCGGCGCGCAGCGTGCGCAAGGTGCACCCCGTGGTGCGCGATACCATCACCGCGTTCTCGCTGGACGGCCGGCCGGAGACGTGGGTGCCCCTCCTGCTGGGCGTGCCGCTGGCCACCATGATTCCCCTGGTGACCTTCGGCGTTAAACGCTGGGGCTTTACCGGGCTGACACCGTACGGCTTTACGGTAGAGACGGCGCTTTTCACCATCCTCTGCATCATCGTGCTGGGCGGCCTGGTGTTCTCCGCGCTGAAGATGGCGGACCTCTTTGGCAGCCTGTTTGGCTTCTGGCCCGGCGTGGCCATGACGGTGCTGGCCGAGGCCACGATGACGTTCCTGCCCATGAAGGACGCCATGTGCACCGCCCTGGTGCTGTTGTGCCTGGCGGTGCTGGTGGGTTGCAACGTCGTTGCAGCCGTCAAGCAACTGCGCGTGTACGAGCCTAAACTGGCCGCGCCCAGGCTGGCCGGAAAGGGGGCGAAATGAAGCCCCCCGAATGGCTGCGCCGTGCGCTCATGTACGTCGCCCTGCGGGGCGATACCCTGGGCGAGTGGATCACGTCCAAGTCCATGGACTTGTTTGGCTGGGCGTACGAAGGCAGCGAGGCCGAGCTGCGCGCCGTCTCCCACGGGGAGATCCCGCCGGCCCACATGACGCCCCGCCAGCGTTCGGTGCTCAGCCTCCCGCCCCGGTGCTACCACGTGAAGTGTGTCGGCTGCAGCCACGATAAAGACAGCGCCGGCGTCGCCACCTTTGAGGAGTGGAAAGCCACACAGTGTGGATGGACGGGGACGCTTGACCAGGCGGTGGCGGATCGCTGCCCCCGCTGCGGGGAGACGGTTTACCTGGAGCCTCTCGACCTGGACGAGGAGGAAATCGCCTACTACGCCGAGCGCTGGAATGAACTTCAGGCTGAGGGGGGAGGCAAATGAAGGCCATCTCTCTCTGGCAACCGTGGGCCACGCTCATCGCCCTGGGCTGCAAGCACATCGAGACGCGGGGCTGGCCCACGTCGCACCGTGGCCCCCTGGCCATCCACGCCTCGCTGCGAAGCGACAAGGAGCTCGATCTCGCGTTTCAGCACCTGCGCCGCCGGCATGACCTGATCAGCAAGGCCCTGGTGGAGGCGAAAACGCCGACATACAAAAGCCTGCCCTTTGGCGCCATCGTCGCCGTCTGCACGCTGGAGCAATGCGTGCCGACGCAGGAGCTCAGCAGCTGGGCGCTCTCCCGCATGGAGCGCGACTGCGGCAACTACGCCTACGGCCGGTACGGCTGGGTGCTCACCGACATCCGCCGCCTGGAGCAGCCGATCGTCATCGGCGGCCGCATGGGCCTGTGGCACTGGAACGAGGAGGGACTGCGATGAACGTCAACCCCGAATTTGCCAAAGGCGGCGATGATGAGGCCCGCGTTTCCGTCCCCGTTCCAAGGGCTCATGACTGTCAGGTCATCTCCGCCCGCACGGCGCTCTCCGTCCTGATCACCGGGCACGCAAAGCTGGCGATGGTGGAATCTGTGGGAGCGGGCGCGGGTGAGAAGGAGGCGCCGCCAGCAGAGATGCAGGGGTTCCTTTTCATTTACTCCATCAACACGGTCTGCGCCGCCAAGAACGAAGCGGAGCGCATGCGCCGCCTGGTCGACAAAGTCAACGCCCTCCTCGAGGAGGAATACAAGTGAGGCGCGCCGTCATCCTGCGTATCGGCTACCGGGACTACTACCTCCCGTCCGACAAGGGCCTTGCCACGCTCCTGAGCGTGCTCAGCAAGGCCCGGGAAGCTCGCTGGACCGTGGGCTCTGACCCCCGGCTCCGATCCTCTCTACCCCGACACGTGGACCCTCGGGGACGAAGCCCACGTGGAAGTCCAGTACATCCCGAAAACCACCAAAATCCAGAACGAACCCAAGCAACCCAAGCCCAAGCCCTGATTAACCCCGCCCGCCATGCTCGCTCTCCTCCCCACCACCACCGCCGCCCCTCAGCACTCCGCCGCCGCCCTCGCGCTTTGCTCGTCTGAGCAGCTCGCCGGGCTCAAGGGTCACCAGCGCGAGCGGGTGAATGCCTGGGCGGCGGAGGTGGTGGAGATGGAGAAGCTGCCCGTGCGCCGGCGCGGCGCTTTTAAGGTGGGGATGGCCCAGCGCCTGGGCGTGAGCAAGTCGACGCTGGCCGAGCGCCTCAAGCGCTGGGAGGAGAGCCGCGATCCCCAGGCCTTTCTGGACAACCGCAAGGGCAAGAGTGGTCTGACGACCACCTTTACCGACTTTTTTAAGCAGCTGTGCGGGGAGCAGGGGCGCGTGTCGGCCCAGGCCATCCGGGTACTCCACGACATGTGGCGCGACGGCCACCATATCCCGGGCTTCGGCACCTGGCAGGAGTACTGGATCAAAACCTACGGCAACACGCTGGCCCTGCCCCAACGCTGCGGGGACTTTCTGCCGGACGGGCTCAGCGCGCACAACCTCTACAAGCACCTGCCCAACAAATTTGCGCTCACCGCCATGCGCCAGGGGCGTGCGGCGGCGATCGCCCAGTTTGGCCCACTGGTGCTGGGTACGCGCCTGGGCCTGTACGTGGGCGCCTACATCTCCATGGATGACTTGTGGCACGACTGCGAGATCAACGTGCGCGGGGTGAACAAGGAGGGCCAGCGCCCGCTGGAGGTGTCCGCCCTGGACATCTTCTCCGCCCACAAATTCCGCTGGCAGGCCTGGCCTATGCTGGAGAACGACGACGGCACCCGCACCACCATTCGCGGCCGTTACACCCGCATGCTCATCGCCGCGATCCTGCACGTGGACGGCTACAGCCGGCGCGGTACCACTTTTGTGGTGGAGAACGCCGGCGTGGCCATCCCCAAGCCGCTGGAGGAGCTCATCACCCACGTGACGGGCGGCCTGGTGCGCGTGCACCGGGGCTCCATCGGCGGCAAGCCGGCCATCAGCGGCCACTACCACGGGCAGAGCAAGGGCAACCCGCGCCACAAGCCGCATCAGGAGAGCAGCCACCACCCCCACCACAACCGGATGACGGACAAGATCCTCAACCCCGGGCTGATCGGCAGCAACAGCCGCCTCAACGCGCCCGAGGAGCACTACGGCCGGGACAGGGCCAACACCCACCTCATCAAAACGGTGCAGCGCCACCTGGCCGCCGGCACGATGACGCCGGCGGAAGCCGCCAAGGTGCAGCTGCCCATCCTGGGCTGGCACGAGTGGTATCAGCTGGCCACGCGCGCCTACCACCAGCTGGCGATGGAGAGCGAGCACGCCCTTGAGGGTTGGGAAGAGGCGGAGCTAATGCACAGCGAATTTCGCTTGGGCCCGGGCCAGGACTGGCAGCCCATGAGCGCTCTGGACGAGATGCCGCCCAATCGGCGCGCTGCGGTAGAGGCCTACATCACTCTGCCCGGCATGCACAACGTGCGCCGCAAAAGCCGGCTGGAGGTGTACCGCGAGGGCGCGCGCGACCTGGTGCGAGTGGACATGAGCGCCGCCTGGCTGATCCTGGACCAGGACGCGCAGCCGTGCACGGTAACGAACCGCAGGCTCCTCGAGTACACGGAAAACAAGCGCAAATTCCATTTCATCGGCCCCATCCGCACCGCCTCCGGCCAGTCGATCGACCTGCGCCGCGGCGCCACCTACCGCCTGGTCGTCAACGCCTTCTACCCCAGCAAAGCTCTGGTGGGGGATACCGACGGCCGCCTGCTGGGCGTGGTGGACGAGTGGGAGCGCAAGACGCGCATGGATCTGGACGGACTGGCCCACTCCTACGGCCGCGTGGCCGCCGCCACCGGCGACGAACTGGCCGACCTGGAGCGCCGCCACTGGGACCAGGCGGACCTCAAGCGCCGGCAGGAAGAACACAACGCCCGCCTCTTTGCCGGCAAACCCGTCACCGCCGAGGACCGCGCCCGCGAGGCCGAAAAGCGCCGCATCGCCAAAAGCGTCACCCCCTCGGAGATGATTGAAGCTCTGACGCCTGCCCCCACCCCCGAGGAGGACGAGCCCGAGGACGACGATTTTTCCAGCCTCATCGGCGGCCCCGCACCGGCGGCCGTGGACGACGAGGACCACGCAGATTTTGACTCACTGCTGTGAGTCTTAACCCACCAACCCAAACAAAACAAAAGAACGAAATGCCCTCCACACTCGACCAGCTCGACGCCAGCAAGGCAGCCGTTGAACACGTCCTCAAGACGATCCGCGACAACCCCGAAATCTACTACCACCTGGGATGGGGAACCAAGTCCTTCAGCCTCCTGACAGACGCCTACGCCGCGATTCACTGCCTGGAGATTGACGCTGATAAGCGCAACGTGACGCCCGTGCACGAAATGTTTTTCCCGGACGAACACCGCATGGAGGTATTTGAGAAGGACAAACAACTATTCGACGACTTGCGTAGCGCGATCCACGACCAGGGGCTCACGATCCAGCAGGCGATCGGGCTGGTCACGTATTTCGGCAGCAAGATCGACCGCGTGCCCGAGGACTACATCCCCACCGACGAAGAGGAGGATTGAGCCATGGCCACCCTCTACAAAACAGATGGTACCGCCACGCCGGCGGTACCCGCGAATGGCAGCCACTTCACCCTGGCCGAGATGTACAAGCTCGTGGGCTGCCACACGATCGAGCGCGTTGGCCTGTCCGCCGGCCGCGCGATGATTATCGACGAGGACGGCAAATGGAGCGGCAAAAAGGTCAATGACAACGCTACCCGCCTCTGCCAGCTGCGCCTGATGCCCGGCGACGTCATCGTCGGCGACGCCCTGCTGGTGGAGAAAGGGGAGATGCGATAACCATCATGCGAACTGCAACTACCATAGATATCGACGCCACCCCCGTCACCGTCACCACGGCGCCGGTCGGCGAGCTCGTCCCCACCGGCCCCGCGACGCCTGTGGCTGTACCAGCCGCGCCGGCCGCGCCCCAGGCCAAGGCCAAGCGCCTGGAGACTCGGAAGATGAAGATCGGCGGGGACATTGTGCGCCAGGCCACGGTGGATTTACCGCCGGAGCAGCGCGAGCAGATCCTGTGGCTCTACCACTACGCCTTTCATAAAGACATCTCACTCAAAGAGTTGTCGCTGGAGGTTGGTGCGTACGAGCAATCCGTCTGGCACAAGGTGTTCCACGGCAACTACGAGGGCAACCTGGAGAACGTCACCACGGCGATCGTCAAGTTCCGCCAGCTTTCGGCCGCGCGCAGCACCGTGCAGGCCGTGGGCTTTGTGATGACGCCGACCGCCCGCCGCGTCTTCTCCGCCTGCGACACCGCCCTGGTGACTCAGCGCATTGTCCCCATCATCAGCGAGGGGGCCGGCCTCTCCACCACACTGGAGGAGTACGCCCGGCGCCATCGCGGCACGGCCTCCTACGTGCGCATGGGCATGGGTGGCACGCTCTGGGAGCTGATCCAGGACCTCAACGAGATCCACGCCCTGCCCAGCTCCCCACTGGAGCGTGAGCTCCGCCGGCGCCTTGTCAAGTGCTTTAGCCCTAAAGACCTGCTCATCGTCGACGACTGCGAGAGCGGATTTTGCGCGCTGGGCACCGGCATGTCCCCCGTGCGCGCCATGGAGTTTTTGCGCAACCTGCACGAGGAGTCCGGCTGCGCCGTGATCCTCGCCGGCAGCACGCTTTTCCAAGAGCAGCTGCAGCGCGGCAAATGGGCCAAGGAGCTGCGCAAACTCCGCCGCCGCTGCCTGCCCACCGTAACCCTGCGCACGACCCGCGCCGACCTGCAGGCCATCGCCGAATCCATCGGCCTGCCCCCCATCACCGACCAGGCCCAGCGCATCCAGGAGGATCTGACCCGCGACGGCATGGACCAGTGGGTCAACCTGCTGAGCAGCGCCAGCCGCATGGCGGCCAAGGATGGTGGCCGCGTCTCCTGGGACCACGTGACTCGCGCCTATGGGCTGTACCTCAAGCTGGGGGGCGAGTGAGCACAACGGAAAATCTTACCCCGCAAATGAACGCCCCTATCCTCGACAAAATCAAAAAGCTGCTGCGCCTCTCCAAGTCCGACAACCCGCACGAGGCGGAGCTGGCGCTGCAAAACGCCTGGCGCATGGCTGCGCGCCATAAGATTGACCTGGCCAAAGTCGACCTGGATGACGAGGAGTGCGAACGCATTGTGCGCGATACCGTGCCGCTGGGCATCTCCCGGTTATCGGCCGAGCGGGAGAGGGTGATGCAGATCCTTGCCTCCTTCTTTCATGTGGAGATTGTCATGGTCAAGCAGCGCAATGCCACCTCATTTCTCTCGCGCTCCACGGGCTCCACGGGCGCCCGCTTCTCCATCGCCCTGGTTTACCTGGGCAAGCCCACCGACATTGCCCTGGCTCGCTACACGCACGACTTTCTGCTGCAGGCCTACGCGGCAGCATTCCGAGGGTTCACCTCCTCCGAGCAAAAGGCCCGCCGGAAAATGACCCCGAACAAGCGTAAGCAGTTCTGCACAGGGTTCTTTTACGGCCTGGCCAGCACCCTCAAGCGTGCGCAGGACGAGCTCGTCCTGGAAGACGCCAAGTTCGCCATCGTGCTGCGGGACGAAAAAAAGGCCCGCCAGGAGGCTCGGGATAGGCACTACCCCGAGGCAGAGGACCGCGAGAAGCTCGATGAGGGCCGGCGCAACGATACAGCGATCAAAGCCGGCTACAAAGCCGGCCGCGAGACGAAAATCCACCAGCCCGTCAAGGACGGCACCCTGTGCCTGGAATAAACCCCACCCCAAAAGATGAAATTCATGAGCCAGCTCCAACCCAAAACCGCGTCCGCTATCGTGGACGAGATCCTGAAGCTCGAATCCGACAAAGAGGACATCGAGCACCGCCTTGAGGCGCTCCGTAAGATTGCCAAGGCTGCCGGCATTGCCATGCCTGCAGATAAACGGATCGCCACCAAAAACAACGGCTGGACGGTGCTGCTGCCCTCCAGCGGCCCTGTCGGCTACCTCTCCGTGATCCAGGCCGGCGACTCCCTCGTGTCCGAGCTCCCCGAGGAGAAGCTGGCCGAGCTCAAAAAGCTCTGCGGCGATAAGTTCTCCGCCATCTTCAAGCTGGAGACCGTCGTCACCACCCAGGACAACCCCCGCGACCGCATCGAGGTGCTGTTCCCGCCCGGCCAGGCCCGCAAAATCATTGCCCTCATCACCAAAAAGGGCAACTGCAGCCTGCGCTGCTGCCACGATAAGGCAGCCGAGTACATCCCCTCGGTAGAGGAGACGACCTACACCCTCAAAACCAAAAAGGCGGCCTGACCATGAGCGCCCACCCCATGGACAAGCATTACCTCAAGGAGACGGCGAAGATGATCGACCTCCTCAAGGAGTTTCTAATCAAGGGCGGCGCCGCCGAGGACTGGATGAAACACATCAAATAG